TGGTTTTTATACCAATGAAGATTTGGTTGAGTGCTCATTCCCCGCGAGACTTTTATTTCCTGGGCTTTGGATGTTGGCAGACAGGGAAGGGCGTCTTGAGGACAGGCCAAAAAAAATAAAGATGTCCATCTTCCCTGCTGATTCTATCGATGTAAATGATCTCCTGATAGAGCTTGAGAGTTATGGTTTTATTAAGAGATATGTTGCTGACAATAAAAAAATAATCAGCATTCCCGCATTCCACGAGCACCAGAACCCTCACAGCAGAGAGCAAGACAGCGTATTACCTGACGAGGATGGTTTTTATAAGGTAAACGAACGTAACAAGGATCTTGTGACAGGGAAATTTGTGCTTGTTAAGTCATTGATAGGAATAAATTCCTATGCTGATGCAGTGCAAGCACCAGACCAGCACCATGCAAGCCCAGTGCAAGCACCAGACCAGCACCATGCAAGCCCGGCTGATTCTCTGAATCCTGATTCTCTGAATCCTGATACCAATACCTTAATTGAGAGAGGTAGCAAGGTATTAAACGGAGTAGGGGGAAAACCAGAAAATCCTCCCTCTCAAGAAAATCATTCCTTTTTTATCAACAAAGGATCGATGCAAAGCCTGATCCCGCTTGATTTTCAGCCTGATGAGGCATGCATTCGGTACGCAAAATCAAACGAAATCGTCCTGGAAATCGAGCTAGAGCGATTCAAGAATCACTACATCGCCACAGGCTCAACTAGAGCCAATTGGCACGCCCAGTTCAAAAAATGGTTAATGGATACCGTGCAAAAAATGGCCGAAATCGAAAAAAAATCACAATCTCCGCCTAATAACCATCAAAGATACAAAAAATTCAATGCATTAGACGCTATTAACGGAGGCGATGGATATGGAAACAAACGACCAGAGCAAGGAGCAGGACGGATCATCGATATCGGTGGAGGTTTGGCTGAAGAAAGATCAGGCATTCAGAAACTTATCTCCAATTGATTACCTTTTCAAAAAGCTTTCTATGCTTTACCCGAAACGGTGGGCTGACCAGTTCAAAACGAACGAGGAGCTTGAGGATTGGAAGGTTTGTTGGGCCGAGGAGCTGGCTGAGCGAGGCGTGACTTTCGACGAGGTGAAGCGCGGTCTCGCACGCTGCATCGAGATCTACGACTGGCCGCCCTCGTTTCCGGAATTCCTCAAGGCTTGTCGTCCGTCATTGGACTACGAAGCAACTTTCCACGAGGCCGTGGAGCAGATGCGGGCACGTTCCGAGGGGAAAGATCGTTGGTCGAATCCTGCGATCTACTGGGCTGCTGCGAAGCTGGGTGGCGACATCATGAACACGGTTTACATCAACGTGAAGGGTCGGTGGAAAGCCGCGCTTGACGAGGCAATTCACAACGTAGCGATGGGAATTTCTCCGCGTGAAGTACCCAAGCGTCCGGTTCTAATCGAATACAACAAGCCATCAAGCATCAAATCGGAAGTTGCCCAAAGAGCGCTCGCAAAGGCGAAGGAAACCATGGGGCGAGAGTCAGCATGGAAACGCGCTCTTAGAGAAAAAGGCGTGACGTATCAATCACCGGAAGCAGGCTTGAAGCATGCCGCAGAGCATCTTGAAATCAAGGAGAGGGTAGCTTGAATTGAGCCAAATGATTAATTCCGTGAACGATTACACGATCTTAAAAGAATCTGAGCTATCAGAACTGACTGATCGCGTTTGCCAATGCATCACGCTAGGCTGGGAGCCGCTTGGGTCGCCATTTGCAGATGGTGGTAATCATATTTCTGGCAGGCAATGGTGCCAGGCAATGGTCAAGAGGGAGGGAAGTAGGAAATGAGTGATATTGCTCAGCAAGAACATCCAGCAAAAAAGAGAAGTTTCTATGCCCACGCGATTGTCGGCAAGAACAACCAGCCTCTGGGCGATACATCATTAGCGGGAATGGATAAGAAATGCTTGGGGAAACTAGCGGCCATTCTAAACGAAGACCGATTGAGAGCCGAAGATGATAACTCCCCCTATCGCGTGGTATCGCTATTTTTTGAGGACTAGGGAGATGCAGCAAGTTCACAAGAAACCGTCCAAAGAAAAATTAATGTTCAAGGTTGCCAAGGGCGCACTTTTGCCAGCCGATTCTTTCACGCATGAAAGACTAAGAGTGCGCAGATATCGGATAGGTGATCTTGTTTCTGTGTCAATTTCAAAAATCCGTTCACCTGGTTTTAATCGGCTAGCTCATCGCATCGGGCAGCTGGTTGTAGAAAACATTGATGATTTCCGCGGCATGAGTAGCCATGAGGCATTGAAAAGACTGCAACTTGAGGCAAATGCCGGGTGCGAAGAGATGGCACTAAAAATCAAACCATCATTTTTGGGAACGGTAATCGGCTATCTTAAAAATCCAGCGATGAGGGTTGTTTTTAAGTTCTTTGCTGATGCTCTTGGCTTTGATGTAAGGGAGTCCGGGATTGTTGTTGTCAGGATACCAAAAAGCCTGTCATTTGAGTCCATGGATCAGGGCGAATATTACGAAGTTATCAGAAAAATCTGCAATTACATTGCTGAGCGGTATTGGCCTGACATTGAGCCGGAGCAGATTGAGAGCATGGCTCAGAGTTTTGTGGAGGCAGCATGAAGACTATCGGCAAAGCAACTCTGTATCAAGTGGATTGTATGGAGTATATGGCTACATTGCAGGATAAGGCGTTTGAGCTTGCCTTGGTCGATCCGCCTTATTTTGATGGGCCACAAAAGCCAGGATATTACAAAGGTACAAAACAAAGATGTGATGTTGGTGCTTACAAAGATGTTTCAAGTAGCTGGACAGTGCCTAACCAAAAATACTTTGATGAATTAAAGCGTGTCTCAAGAAACCAGATTATTTGGGGGATAAACTATTTTGATTTCCAGGGTTCTTCTGGTGGGCGTATTGTCTGGATTAAAGGAGAGCAAGGAAGCCCATTCAGTATGGCGGACATAGCTTATCAATCATTCTATAACCGCATTGATCTATTCAAATATCTTTGGTCTGGTTTCTGGCAAGAGCCTGGAATACAAAAAGAGGTAAGGATTCATCCTACTCAGAAGCCTACTAAACTCTACGAATTTCTTCTAACCAACTACGCCAAACCAGGCGACAGAATTTTAGATACGCATCTAGGCTCAGGATCGTCTGCCATCGCTGCCAACAACCTAGGATTTGAGTTTGTTGGGTGTGAACTCGACCTTGATTACTACAACGCGGCATGCGAAAGAATAGAGCACCACACTAAGCAGATGAGGCTGTTTGCATGACTAAAGCAGAACGCGATCACATGAATTCTGTATCTTCCACGGGCTGCATCCTCTGTCGTGAGTTCGATGGTATGAGAACGCCTGGGCAAGTGCATCACGTGGCTGACGGCAGCAATCCACGAAACAGCTACATGACCGTATGTTTATGCGAAGCCCATCATACAGGTGAAATCGGATTGCACGGTATTGGCCCGAAAAAGTTTTGCAGATTATTCAAACTTCCAAATGAGTTTTACCTGCTGGGATTGCAGAACAAGTTTTTAGCGATAGACCGGAGTTTTCGATGACCGAAAATTCATCAGAGTCGTTCAGACATCGCTGTGAAGTCCAATATGTGCTCGATCTTCCCGACAGGGCAGAGAGAATTAAATATCTGGATGGTGTTGAGAAAAAAAGAGGAATCGCTGCGGCAAACAAGCTTAGATCAGATGTTTATGACGAATGGTATAGGAGAAAAAATAATAATGGCCCTTTCGCTGAGTGACAGGCACAACATTGAGTTGAAAGTCGTAAGTCTGAAAAAGTCGGGAAAACACATCGGCAGAATCATAAGCTTGACCGGGGTGCCTCGATCGCAAGTGCGTGCTATTTTGAGAGATAACGGGTTGCTGAAGTCCTTTCGCAGCTTATGCAAAAAGAAGAGGAAGGAGGGTTAAATGAAAGAAATCACTTACTTCAAGAGTTGAATGCATGGCGATTTATTCGAATGAATTTAGAAAAGAGATGGAAAAGCGGTTTGCAGAAAATGCGGGCTTGTCATCTGCTAAAAAGAAAAATAATACCCTGCAAGAATTACAGGCGCTAGGAAGGTTAAAGGAGCGCCAGATGAATAAGCTGGAACTGGCGTACTCTCAGCATCTTGAAGCGCTGAAAGCATGCGGAGATGTGCTTTGGTACGAATTCGAGGCGGTAAAGCTTAGGCTTGCGGACAACACGCATTACACGGTTGATTTCATGGTGATGAGAGCCAGCGGCGAACTGGAAGCTCATGAAGTAAAGGGCGGGTATGCGTTTGACGATTCGTTGGTTAAGCTGAAATGCGCGGCAGAGAAATTTCCCTGGCCATTCTACCTGGTTAAAAAGGGCAAGGGCGGCACCTGGGATATCAGCAAGGTGGGAAATAAATGAGAGAAGAATATCTAACCCGATTGTCATTCAGAGACCCGCTCAAAGTTTTGATGGTAAGGGAGTCCAGGACGTGCAAAGGATGCATTCATCAACACCGGGATTTTGCATTCGGACAGGAAATAGTGGTTTGCACCAGAACCGATGCTGATGGCAGACAACGCAAGCACGGTAGAAGATGTAAGGACTATGAAGAAAATTAATGGTTGTTAACGCTGCTTAACTGACAAGGAATGTTGGAGATGGAGCCTATTAAATACTTTTTAAGAGGGGATTGTCCTGGGGAATATTTCGAGTGCAGCAGATTATCTGCAACACTGACTAAATCATCGTGCGCCGATATGTGGCGTCAAGCACGCAAGGAAAAAGATAACTTCCGTCTTCATCACTGCAGGAACTGCAAGATAGGCGCAATGCATGCCGGAGAGCATGAAATATCTACATCGCGTCTATCAGGTAAAAGAATCTGCGCCAGGTGTCACAGGCCATCCAATCGATTTATCAGCGACAATATTTGTGTGAGCTGCTACAACAGGCAACAAGAGTGGTTGAAGGGGAAGAATGCTAAAGGCACTAAGCCGATTAAACAAAGGCCATTGAAACCAATGAGTGTGCCGTATGTAACTGGTGACGAATTGCATATTGCAAGGGCTGTGCTTGCAGAATCGACGAATGAAATGATTATTAGAATGCTGAGAGACAGTCAGAAAAACGTACGGTTTGGTTTTTATAGAAGGGCGCTTGCGATTGAAGCCAGAGAGTTGGTATCTGACTGATCATATCTGCCGGAACTGCTTTGGACGCATTCTGGTGAGATATAAAAGCCGGGCAATTCGGCGCGTAGAGAATGCGCAACTTGATTTGTTTGCTGATGCTTCTAGTCAGAAAACGATTAAGGAGGCTGCAGGTGAACGTGTCTGGAGGGAGGTAGGCAAGGTATTCAGATGTGCTGATTGCGGACAGATAGCAGTTTCTGATGATCACAGGGATATCTGTTGCTGTGGTCT